TTTTTATAATAAAATTCCTTCAGAATACCGAGATGAATTAAGATTCGGATAAAGACATGCTCACATTCAAACAGTACCTCAATGAAGTTCTTAATAACCCTTATAAGTGGGAATTAGTCAAAAAATCCATGCGGAACATCCAATATAGATTCACCACCGATTCTGGAATCGAATATAACGTAGAACTAGACCGTCTTGGTGAGAACCTAGATTGGGATCTATATTTCAGTATAAGTGCCACTAGTAGGAAAGAATTAGATAAAGATAAAGATGATGTGTTCAAAATTAGTGGCACTGGTGATCAATTTAGGGTATTTGCTACGGTTCAGGATATTGTTAAAGATTTCATTACCAAGAAGAAACCTAATGTAATTGAGTTCTCTGCGGCTGATCCCACTGAACCCAGCAGACGTAGATTATATTCAGCTTTTACAGCAAATTTTGAAAAGTCTCAACCAGAATTATTCCTGACTTATATTGCCTGGTCTATCGGTAATGGTGCAGACAATGGTAAATACAATTTTATTATGAATCGGAAGTTTGCCAAGAAAGTCTTGAATGGCCCGACTACTTCTTTTTTTTATAATAAAATTCCTTCAGGCTACCGAGATGAATTAAGATAATGTCACTAGCAAATACTCCATACTACTTCTCGACCATTCGGAATCTTACTGCGGCATTCGGAACGCTGTTTGATAATATTCACGTAATGAGATACAACAATGATGGATCTCTGGCCAAGAATATTCTTTGTCCTCTAGCATACTCTCCTACTGATAAGGCCATCATTATGCTTCAGCAGAGAAATCCCTCGATTCAAAATGATGAGGTTGATATCAAAATAACTCTGCCCAGAATTGGTTATGAACTAACTGGCATGGCTTATGATTCTACTCGTAAGACTCAGACCCTGACTCAGAACATCTATGTGCCTGGACCCGATATTAACTTCAATTCTGCCACAGCAGTAAACATCACCACCGAGACTATCAATCTCACTTCTCACGGATTGGGTAATGGCAAGGCAGTGGTGTATAACAGAAATGGTGGAACCACAATCGGTAATCTTACCAGTGGTGTTACATACTATGTGATCAAAGTAGATTCGAATAATATCAAACTGGCCACCACCTATACCAATGCCATCGCCGGATCAGCCATCAATCTTTCGACTGTAGGCACAGGAACTCAATACTTCTCTACTAAGTATACGACTCAGTTCAATCCTGTGCCTTATACATTCGACTATACGGTGTCGATCCTGGTAAAGTATATTGATGATGGTCTTCAGATCATCGAACAAATTCTGCCATACTTCACTCCATTCTATACTATATCCATCAATGATATGCTGAATCCTGGAGGAGCCAAGAGAGATGTACCAATCGTCCTGAACTCCATCACATCCGAGGATATATATCAGGGTGATGTGGCCGATGACAGAATCATAACCTGGACTCTGAACTTCACCGCAAATTATTTGATGTATCCTCCGGTTCACGACAACACTGCTGTGATCAAGACTGATAAAATAAACTTCCTGGATATGGGAAACAATCAGATTCTTACCACCACAACGGTTCAGGTAATTCCTGCCACAGCAAATCGAGAAGACACCTATACCGTACAAACCACCATCAGTGTGTAGAGGAGACTAAATAAAGGTATGGCTCAATACACGAACCTCTCGTTGGATCAGGCAACAGACTTTTCAACCACAGTTACTGTGCATAATCAGGCAGGAACTGTTATCAATCTTACAGGTGCTACTGGTATTGCTCTGATGAGAAAGTCATATTATTCTGGTCTCAATGTATATGCTATGGGAGTAACCATTCCGGCTCCTGCAACTGCTGGTAATGTTACTCTGACAATGTCAGCTGCTGCAACTCAGACTGTTCCTCCTGGAAGATATTTCTATGATGTGAATACTACTGCGAGTGGCTTAACATCCAGAGTGCTTCAGGGTATTGTTGTGGTCAATCCTTCGGCCACCAACTTCAACATTGATGCGAATATTGGAGCCACCGGAGCCACAGGTATCGGACCTTCTGCCTACTATGGATCCACATCATACATCTATTGGAGATATGATTCTACACTAAATGCTCTGGGCGCAACCTCTGTGATGCCAGGTGTCTAAATAAATTATCACTTGACTTTCTGATTGAAACGTAGTATAATAATAATATGGAGATTTATGGCTGATCAAAAATACAGATTTCATATTCTGGGTCTACCACACACGGTAACTCATAAGGACTATGGTGCTTGTGCATACACCACCAAAGTTCGCCGATTTGGTAAGATGATGACCGAACGAGGTCATGAAGTAATTCATTATGGTCACGAAGATTCGGAGTTAGTATGCACCGAACACGTTCCTGTTACCACCAATAAAGATCTAAAGATTGCCTATGGCAATTATGATTGGCGTAAGAACTTCTTCAAGTTCGATATGAATGACCACGCATATCAGACATTCTATGCCAATGCCATTCGAGAGATCGGCAAGCGCAAGAAGAAGAACGACTTCCTGTTACCATTCTGGGGACACGGCCACCGACCTATCTGTGATGCTCATCCGGATATGATTGTGGTTGAACCTGGTATTGGTTATGCCTCAGGCCACTTTGCAAAGTTCCGAATCTTTGAATCCTATGCCATTCGATCAGCCATCGGTGGAGCCGAATCTGTAGGAACTTGCAAAGAGGACTGGTACCACGTAGTAATTCCCAACTATTTTGAACCAGATGAATTTGAATTCTCTAAGGAGAAAGATGATTACTTTTTATTCCTGGGTCGAGTATATCCTGGCAAAGGTATTGACATTGCTTGGCAAGTCGCACAGGCCACAGGTGTCAAACTAAAGATCTATGGTCAGGGTTCTTTGGAAGAACACGGTTACAAACAACTTCCTGGTCAGATCGAACATTGTGGTTATGCTGACTCGGAAACTCGTAAGAAGGTTATGGCACGAGCCAAGGGATTCTTCCTTCCGTCGATGTACAATGAACCTTTTGGTGGTGCGGCGATGGAGGCAATGTTCTCGGGTACTCCTATCATCACAACCGATTGGGGAGTCTTTCCTGAATATAATATGCAGGGTGTCACAGGATATCGTTGCCGTACCTTTGATCAGTTCTGTTGGGCAGTAAAGAACATCGACAAGATCAATCCTCAGGATTGTCGGGATTGGGCAGTAAAGAACTATTCTATGGAGCGAGTTGCTCTTATGTATGAGGAATATTTCGAGATGGTTTATGATGTTCATACTGGTAAAGGTTGGTACCAGGAACATCCGGAACGCACTAACCTAGATTGGCTAACAAAGTGGTATCCTGAGGGAGCCGTTACATTATGAACCTATTCCGCAACATAAATGGGGTAAACACCAAAAGATACGTCATTGCTACCTATGAGGTGACGAGTTCCTCGTCACTTCGTGATGCTGCCTGGAATATTGCCATAGGTCAGAGTGTCGGTAATCCCAACGTCCGAAACGAATGGGAAACCGAAGAACTATTCGAGGAGCATTCCTGTATCATTATTGGCGATGAATCTGAATTGTCTATGGCAAAATCAGGAAAAGTTGTCATTGGATTTCCTACTGTCAACACCAATTGGAGAACCGATGGCATCTCTCATCTACTTTGTCAATTGATGGGTGGCCACGTAGACATCGATATTGTTCAACGTTGTCGATTGGTGGATCTAGCAATTCCTGACTTTATTCAGGATCAATGTTTCTCTGCTCCTAAGTATGGTATCACTGGTATTCGAGAATTCACAGGTCAATATGATAAACCGATTCTGGGTGGAATCGTTAAACCAAAGATCGGAGTATCCCCTGAAGTATTACTTGATATGGTGAAGCAGATGGTAGATGGTGGAGTAGATTTCATCAAGGAAGATGAGATTATGTCTAATCCCAGTTGCTGTCCTTTGATGAGACGAGTTAGTCTTATCTCTAATTATCTCGCCAAACAATCCCGAAGAATTATCTTTTGTCATACTATCAATTGTGATCCTATTTTTAGGACCACGTTTAGTCCTCTTATTTCAAAAATTTATGGAATTTCTAATATCTTTTATCAGACTATTTATTAC